TGGATAGCTGAGAATACGGCAGCGCCCTGCTCAATCATTGCTTGCGTAGTTCCCACCGGAGCGTTGCTGGTAATGTCGGCAATCTTCTCTTCCTTTGGGTGGTTCGCAGTTCATGAAGATTTGGTACGACGAAGACAAGCGCCGTCCTTGCGTTGAGTTTGTATCTATTGACAACATTCTATTGCCATTCTCTGCCGCTAACTTCTACACAGCGCAACGGGTAACTGAGCAGCAAGACATTACCGACTACGAGATGAAGCGCCGTATCTCTAGCGGCCTGTACCGTGACGTTAGCTTTATCCGCGCAACGATGGAGCCAGAGCCTACTGCTTCTGAGAAGGCTAACCAAAAGATCGAGGGCAAGCAGTTTCAGGATAACGGTGACGGTCTACGTCGTGTGTACCATGTGTATACGTGGTTGGAGTTGGAAGACGACACCTACACAAAGGGCAAGTCTGCGCCGTACATCCTGATGCTGGACGAGTTGGACAATGAGGTTCTTGGTCTCTATCGTAACTGGGAAGACGGCGACGACACGATGACCAAGTTGGATTGGCTCGTTGAGTTCAAGTTCATCCCTTGGCGTGGTGCCTATGCAATTGGCCTGCCACAGCTTATCGGAAGCCTCGCAGCGGGCATTACAGGCTCTCTACGGGCTTTGTTGGACTCCGCCCATATCAACAACGCTGCAACCCTTCTAAAGCTCAAGGGCGCTCGTATAAGCGGTCAGTCAGATCAGGTTGAGGTTACGCAGATTGTAGAGATCGAGGGCGCCCCCGGTGTGGATGACGTTCGTAAGATCGCTATGCCTATGCCATTCAACCCGCCTAGCCCAGTTCTGTTCAGCCTGTTGGGGTTCTTGACGGAAGCCGCTAAAGGTGTAGTTACCACTAGCGAAGAGAAGATTGCCGACATTACCAGCAACGCTCCGGTGGGAACTACGCAAGCAATGATTGAGCAGGGCGCTGCCGTATTCTCAGCTATCCATGCCCGCCTGCATAACTCGCAGAAGAAGGTTCTGATGGTGCTCCAGCGTATCAACCGCTGGTATCTGGACGAGCAGAAGCGTGGCGATGTTGTACAAGAGCTAGAGATCAAGCGGGAAGACTTTGACCGGAACACAGACGTTATCCCAGTCTCTGACCCGCACATCTTCTCTGAGACTCAGCGTATGGCTCAGACCCAAGCGGTCATGAGCTACATGAAGGATTACCCTGCCCTATTTGATCCACGGGCGGTGATTGGTCGGGCATTGAAGCAAATGAAAGTGCCTAATATCAATGAGTTAATGCCTAATGCTGCTAAACCACTTGAACAGGCCGCCTCTAACGAGAACGCTGCTATGGCTTTGGGTAAACCCGCATTTGCTTATCCGCGTCAAGATCATCTTGCTCACATTCAGGCGCATCTGGACTTTGCTACCGATCCTATCCTTGGCTCAAACCCGATGATTGCTACGGCCTTCATCCCGCAGGCGCTGGAGCATATCAAGCAGCACATGATGCTCTGGTACACGAACCAAGTTACTGAGTATGCAACTGGCGATACAGGCATCAAGATCAACAAGTACGCTGACATGAAGGACGTTAAGCTTGTCGATAAGACAATCGCTGTGGCTTCTCAGCACGTCAAGATGGACACGCAAGAGGTATTTGGTCAGATCATCCCGATCCTGCAACAACTGGGTCAGATGATGTCTGAGATGCAAATGAAGGCCGCAGAGTCTCAGAAGGCCATGATGGGTGATCCAGAGGCTCAGGCAGTCCTACAGGCGTCTATGGCTGAGACACAGCGTCGTGCAGCCCGTGACGCTAACGACTTGACCTTAGCCCGTGAGAAACAACAGATTGATGTCGCTCTGAACACAGAGAACAATCTGACGAAAGAACGTATGCAGGCAGTCGATGTGACCGTCGATGAGTTGAAGCTACGTGATGAGCAGCAGGAAACTGCTATGAAGCTGCAAGAGGCAGCACAACGCAACATAGGGGGTTAACCATGAACGATAAAGAGCAGCAGTCAGAAGATGTCGGCCAGCACAAGCGTATGGCAGCAGGTGCTTGGGTGACGGGTGAGCAGATCAAAGAGAAGGGTACAGCGACCATGCCTAAAGCCAACAGCGACCACGGCAATTTTGCCAACAAGGGTGTAGAAAAATCTAACGCATGAGATATGTGGACGACCTAGTTGGCGCTGTAAAAGCGCGTCAGACGCAGATAAGTAGCTCATTGGTTAGCGGTAATGCCGTTACCTTTGAGTCTTATCAGCGTCTGGTAGGTCAACACCAAGGCCTGCAAGATGCCCTTGACATACTTAACGATCTTTTAAAGGAAGAAGATGAAGATTACTGAGCCGGTAGCTTTTAACGAAGCTGATGTGCGGGACGCGTTTCCTGCTGTAGACCCCGGAGCAACCCCCCTTGGCGCACGAGTTTTAGTCCAACTACGTCGCTCTAAGAAACGAACTACAAGTGCCGGGATTATTTTAGTTGAAGAAACTAAGGAAACAGAGAAGTGGAACAACATGGTCGCAAAAGTCATTGCTATTGGCCCGTTAGCCTTCAAACAACGGGACACAATGGAGCCTTGGCCTGAAGGATCGTGGTGTGAGGTGGGCGATTACCTTCGCGTACCTAAGTGGGGCGGTGATCGGTGGGAAGTTCCCGTCGAAGGCCAACCTGACGAAGACCCTGCACTGTTCATGATCTTGAATGACCATGAGATTATTGCCAAAGTGACAGGTGATCCACTTGCTATGAGGGCATTTCTATAATGGCTAACGAAAACGAACCAATTGATAACATGGTTGTATCCGAATCCGCAGACGGATCGGCAACTATTAACCTCCCAGACACCATCCCCTCCCCAGAAATGGCTGAAGGCGGTGGTATTGACGATAACGACGAGTCAGATGAGGCTGCGCAAGACCGTGAAATCGCTGCTACGGGTGCTATTGACCCTGATGCAGAGGCTGCACGGGAGGCCAAACGCAATAAACGTCGTGCTCGTAAGGATTATCACAAGCAAGTACAGACTGAGAAGGACTATAAGCTACAAAACCTGCAACGTCAGAACCAAGACCTGTTGGAACGGCTGGCTATAGTTGAGAGAAAGACCGCTGGTAGTGAATTAGCCCGCTTAGACAAGGCTATTGACGACCAAAACATGCGAATTCAGTTCGCAAAGCAGAAAATTAAGGAAGCCACAGAGACGGGTGACGGTGATTTGCTCACTAGCGCCCAAGAAATGTGGTTTGAGGCTCGCCGTCAAAGCGAAGACCTCCAGAATTACAAGCAAAGGGCTGTTGCCCCTCCAAAACAGCAGGCAATTCAACGAGATCCTATGGTTGACCGCTATGCTGGCAATTGGATGACCTCAAATCCGTGGTATGACCCGCAAGGTTCTGACATGGACTCCAAAATCACCTTAACGGTAGACCAAGCTCTTGCAGAAGAGGGTTGGGATCCGAAAACGGCTGAGTATTGGGAGGAACTTGACAACCGCTTGTCAAAAGTGTTGCCAAACCGTTATACTGGTGACGCAGACGTAAAACCGGCTGTTAGGACTAGACCTCGTAGTGTTGTGACAGGTTCAGGGCGTGAGAGTGCAGCAAGTAGTGGTGGACGTAACCAGTTTACGTTATCTCCCGATCAGGTGAGAGCCATGAAAGATGCAGGCATGTGGGACGATCCAGAGAAACGGAACCGCATGATCAAACGCTATGCAATCGAAGCACGCAACCAACGTAACTAGGAGCTAACAAATGGACTCACGTTTAAAGAAATCCCTTTCTGCTGGTGGGCGCGAATCCCGCGCTAGTCTTGATAAGAGTCGAGAGGCACCCGAAGAAACTTTTGTATCCGCCGATGAACGTCGCAAGATGTGGAAGGATGAATGGGTACAAAGCGCTCTGCCTAATGCTCCAGAAATGCCCGGCTGGCACATGTGCTGGCTGTCCACAACCAATAGCTACGACAGCATCGACAAACGGATTCGACTAGGCTACGTCCCTGTGAAAGCAGAAGACTATCCGGGCTTTGAGAATTACCGTGTAAAGGCTGGAGAACACGTTGGTTATATCGCTTGTAACGAGATGTTGCTCTTCAAGATTCCTATGGATGTCTACCAAGACGTCATGGCACACTTTCATCATGAAGCACCGATGGAAGAAGCCAACAAAATTAGGCTTCAGGCAGAGAATATTCAGGGACGCGATAGTTCGGGTAAACCACTCGGACGGATCGAAGGCGAGGGCTTAGACAGTATAGACAAACCATTGCCTGCCCCAACCTTTTTTGGGTAGGTCTTGAAACCTTATTGGAGTGAACATTATGTCTTCTACTAATGCTCCGTTCGGTATGCGCCCTGCGTTTCATCCTTCGGGTCTGGATCGCGCTGTTGCGCTTGCTGACGGTATTCTTTCTGGCTACACCACAGACATCCTCAAAGGCCAACCGGTCAAGATGGATACTTCTGGTCAAATCGTTGTTGCTGCTGCTGGTGATGCGTTCCTCGGTGCCTTTGCTGGCGTCGAATGGACTGACACCACTGGTCGTCGTCGCGTAAATAACTCGTGGCCTGCATCGACCGCCTATGTAACGGGTTCCTGCATTGCTTATTTCTACACCGATCCTAACATCGTGTACGAAATTCAATGCGCTGGTTCGTTGGCACAAAGTTCTATTGGTGACGAAGCTAATCTGAGCAATACGACTGCTGGCTCGACCACTACTGGTCTGTCGCAGTGCACCCTGTCGGCCACTTTGGCTGGTTCGGGCGTTAATGCTCAAATGCGAATCATTGATCTGGCCCCCTTGATTGATAATGCTTGGGGTGATTCTTATACTGTTGTACGCGCTACGATTAGCAAGTCTCAGTATCAAGCTGTTTCTAACGCTATCTAAGGAGGGCATGAATCATGGCAGCCCCAATGCGCAGTACAGACTTTCGGTCGATTGTTGAGCCGATCCTGAATGAATGTTTCGACGGTGTTTATGATCAACGTACAGATGAGTGGTCACGCATCTTTACTGAATCAGAAGGCATCCCACGTAATTACCACGAAGAGCCAGTGCTGTACGGCTTCGGCGCGGCACCACAACTTCCTGACGGTACGCCAGTTTCGTATCAACAGGGCGGTGTTCTGTTCCTGAAGCGTTACGTCTACGCTGTCTATGGTCTGGCTTTTGCTCTGACCAAAGTTCTGGTTGAAGATGGCGATCACATCCGTATCGGTCAAGTCTATGCCAAGCACTTGGCACAGTCGCTGATTGAGACCAAAGAGACGCTGTCGGCTAACGTGCTTAACCGTGCGTTTAACTCGGCCTATCCCGGCGGTGATGGCGTTCAACTGAACTCCGCTTCGCACCCAATCGTTAACGGTACCGCCAGCAACCTGCTGACGACTGCTGCTAACCTGTCCCAGACCTCGCTTGAGCAAATGCTCATCCAGATCCGTCAAGCCGTTGACAACAATGGTAAGAAGATCCGTCTGGTTCCACGCCAACTGGTGGTGGCTCCGGGCAACGTGTTCCAAGCTGAAGTTCTGCTGAAGTCGGTTCTGCGTTCTGGTAACGCGAACAATGACATCAACCCAATCAAATCCATCGGTCTGCTGGACGAAGGCGCTGCTGTTCTGTCGCGTCTGACTTCGGCTACTGCATGGTGGGTGCAGACTGATGCTCCAGAAGGCATGAAGCTTCTGATGCGTCGTAAGCTTGAGAAAACGATGGAAGGCGACTTCGAGACTGACTCAATGCGCTACAAGGCAACTGAGCGTTACGATGTGGGCTTCACCGACTGGCGGGCTATGTATGGAACTCCCGGCGTTTAGGTTGACAATTATACGGTAATGCGTAAACTCCTAAGTGTCAAAACTTAGGAGTTTATTAAATGCCTGAAAAGTGCCATGTAATTGGTTGTAACCATCCCATGACTGCAAAGGGCTTATGCCAAAAGCATTACATGAGGGTAAAAAGAAATGGTAATGTTGACCAAGTTAGGCCTAATGATTGGGGGCAACGCAATAAACACCCTGCTTATAAAGCATGGAGTGGATTAAGGCGGTATCATCTTAACAATATGTCTGACGAATGGAAAAATGATTTTTGGCAATTTGCTAAGGATGTTGGGGATAGACCTCAAAATGCAAAAGCTCATCGCCCTGATAACAATTCTATTTGGTCAAAAGAAAACTTTTATTGGAAAGAGCAAAAAATTTCCTCTAAAGATAGATTGGAATATATGCGAAAGTGGCAACAACAACGCCGCAAAGTAAATCGTGAATATTACAAAAACCATGAATTAAAAAAACTTTATGGGGTATCTTATGAGTGGTATTTGGAAACTTTATCCAAACAAAATGGAGTTTGTGCCATTTGCTTTCAACCGGAAACTGCTGTGATTAGAGATAAACTCTTGTCATTGGCGGTTGATCATTGCCATGACACTGGAAAAGTTAGGGGACTTCTTTGTAGGTCTTGTAATAATTCAATCGGCGCATTTAAGCATGACCCTAAAATTTTGCAATCAGCAATAAAATATTTGCAAACTTAATCCCTAAAGGGGGAAATCAAAATGCAGACCTATATTGGTTCTACTCTCCGTACTGGTTCAGGCACCCTGACCGATACGGTTGACGGCGGGTATGTAGTTGTATCGCAAACTACTACCGTCACCACTGCTGCCGCAGGCACGGCAACCAGCGCTTTTGTCACTATTCCAGCAGATTCACAGATCATTGACTTCTTTGTTGATGGTATTGTTAATGCTGTTGCTGGTGCTGGTACAGCTACCACGGTTCCTGTCACGATTGGCACTGCTGCTGCGGGTACACAATACCTGTCGGCTACTGATGCTATCGCTGGCGGTCGTGTTGCTTTGGCCTTTACTACGGCTCAAGTAGCTGCAATGGATGATGTCGGTGCAAACACCGCTGTCTACATCACAGCCGACCCTAACGGCACTATCGTTACAACCCAAGGCGTTTACCGTCTGACAGTTGTTTACGCTCAGAAATAAGGGGACACATCATGGGTCAATTTAAACCAATGGTGAAAATGATGACTACCGAGCCTACAGTTGAACTGAAGCTCAAAAAAGGTGGTCATGTCAAAAACCCTAAGATGAAAGCCGAAGACAACGGTACGGGTTACAAAAAGATGGCTGATGGCGGCACTATGGGTATGCTTGCAAGCACCCCAGCCCTCGTTGGTCGTCCTGCTGTAAATGCACCTGTACGCGCTCCCGGCAAGCCTTCAATGGCTGCTCGTCGTAAAGCAATGCGTCCTAGCCCACTAGCTGCTCGTACTATGGCTCCACCTATGAAAAAGGGTGGCGAGGCTCATGAAGATGAGGCTCAAGACCGCGCAATGATCAAGAAGGCAATAGCCGGTAAGAAGTTTGCTACTGGCGGCGTCGTGATGGGTCAAGGCGGCTACAAAACTGGTGGTGTCGCTAAAGGCAACGCTGGTGGCTATGCTAAGGGTGGCGGTATTGAAGGTAATGTCAGCGGTACTCCTGCTGGCGTGACTAACACCAAAACTGGCGGCGTCAAACTTGGTAATGCAGGTGGCTTCCGCAAAGGTGGTGCCGCAAAAAAGTTTGCTGACGGTGGGGCTGTGCAGGATGATGGTCGTGCCGTCAAGATGCCACAAGGTAATAAGCGTCCTTCAACTCCTGTAAGCATTAACCAATTGTCCGGCACCTTTAAAAAGGGTGGCAAGGTCAAGAAGTTTTCTACGGGTGGTGTGAGTGAAGTTGAGCAGCGTTTGCTTCGTGAAGCTCAAGAGGAAAAGCTAGATCGTAAAGGTCGTGAGGCATTTGAAAATGTGCCAAAAGTCCAGAAGGAACTAGATGAGGCAATGAACCCTATGAGCATGGCAGGTGAAATGTTCGGTAAGGTTAAGAAGTTGTTCTCACCTTCTAAGGTTGAAGTTCCGAAGGGTTCTGTTACTAAGACTGAGAAGTCTGTGACTGTAACCCCGAAGAAACGTGGTGGTGCTTGCTAAATAAGGTGGGGGCTTCGGCCCCTACTTTTCTAAGGAACGATCATGAAGCTACAAACTGTTTCTAAAACTGGCACGGGGTCAAGCTCTGCGTTAGTAATGAACACGAATATCAGCCCATTCAATGTGGGCTTTGGCGTTATTGCCACCGGCACTGTAACGTATACGGTACAGCATACCTTTGACGATCCAGCGGTTGGATTTAGCGTTTGGTATTCACACCCAACGATTGCGGCTAAGACTGACAACCAAGATGGTAACTATGCGTTCCCTGTTACTGGCATCAAAGTTCTTGTCACAGCTGGTACTGGCACTGCAACGCTGAACCTGATTCAAGCGGGGATCTAATGCCTTACGTTGGCTATACCGGCGTTGCTAATCAAGTTAATACGACTGATGGCTTTGGCTTAGGTGTTGGCGCGGCTAATGTTCCTGTGACTAATGGGGATGGAGAAAACGTAGGCGCTAACGGTGTAGTTGATTTGTATCACGATGGCGTAGTACAAGTTAAGTATTACATTGCTGATGAAACAAGCCCCGGTTACGTGCTGCAAGAAGATAGCAGCAAAATTACATTGGAGTCTTCCTAATGGCTGACCAAAAAATATCGGCAATGCCGACTGCTACCGTACCCCTAACTGGTGCGGAGTTAATGCCCCTTGTTCAAGGCGGCGCTAATGTAAAGTCTACGATTAGTGCGTATGGTGACTATGCCCGTACAAAGTATTTTAACCACGGTGCTTGGCAGGATACGACTACGCAAACTGGCTCAATCACTGCTGGCACCGTCTTTACTTTTAATACGGCAGACGTTACTGATGGCATAACCCTTGTTGATAACTCAAAACTTACTGTTCCTGTTGATGGTGTATACAACATTCAGTGGTCTGGGCAATTCCAGAACGTAGAGAATGATATTGAAGGTGTGCATGTTTGGTTACGCATTAATGGTGTAGATGTTCCGGGTTCTGCTGGCGATATTAGTTTGGCTGCCCGTAAGTCAGCATTGATATTTGCCCGCACGATTATTGGTTGGAACTACTTCCTATCGTTAACGGCTGGTCAGTATGTTCAGCTCGTTTGGATTCCAAGTGTGGCAAGCATTACTGTCCCAGCCTATCCTGCATCAACAACACCGGCCTATCCATCAACTGCTTCTGTAATCGTTACTGTTAATCAGGTTGGATAATGACTGAACATCACGAAACCGCTAAACACGTAATTGACGCACTGTCTATATTGACGGTGGTCGGAACACTGGTCGATATGTTGCCATCTATTGCCGCCTTGATTTCTATTGTCTGGTCTGTGATTCGCATTTATGAAACCAAGACCGTGCAGGGTTGGCTTGGTAGAAATGACTAGGGGTTAATCATGCCTGCTAAATCTAGATCACAATTTCGGTTAATGCAGGCCGCTGCACATAACCCAAAGATTGCAAAGAAGGTTGGCATCCCCGCTAAGACTGCTTCTGAGTATGTTGAGTCTAACGTAGGCAAGAAGGCCTACAGCAAGCTCCCAGAGGCGATGGCAGAGGGTGGTCTATATGCAAACATCCATGCCAAGCGCGAACGCATTGCAGAGGGTTCTGGCGAGAAGATGCGTAAGCCGGGCGCTGCTGGCGCTCCAACGGTCAAGGCTTTCAAGGAGTCTGCAAAGACTGCCAAGATGAAAGAGGGTGGCGTTAGCCTAGCTGTGGGTAGGGGTGAAAAGCTACCCGTAGAACGTGGCGCGGGGCTTACTGCGAAGGGCAGAGCCAAGTATAATCGTGAAACAGGATCTGATTTAAAAGCACCACAGCCTGAAGGTGGATCCCGCAAGGATTCCTTCTGTGCACGAATGAGTGGCGTTGTAGAGCATTCAAAGGGCGACGCTCCAAGGGCAAAGGCGTCATTGAAACGATGGAAGTGTCCGGGTTGGTAAGGAATTTATATGTCTACTTCAGGAACTATTGGTCAGACGGTCATCAAGGTTCAAGATCTCATTGATCATGGGGCTAGACGCAGCGGTAAGCTTGCAGAGGAACTGACTTCTGAGCAGGTATTCTCCGCAAAGCAGTCTCTGTTTTATCTACTTAGTAACCTATCTAATCGCGGCATCCAGTATTGGGCGATCAATAAGAAGGTCTTCGGCATGAAGGCTGACCAATACATCTATTCCCTCCCAGCAGGCTCTACAGACGTTTTAAACGCCTTGTATCGCCGGATGAACCGTCCTACCCCTAATAGTTTTGGAGGCTATACAGCGTCTTCTGGACAGGTTGCTAACGCCTTTGATAACTCAGTGGATACAGTTAATGTTCAAACATCGCCAAACGGGAATATTACTGTTAACTACGGTACAGATAACCCAATTTATGCTGGTTCTATTGGTATTCTGCCCGGTGTTAGCGGCAGTTTCCATATTCTCCTTGAAACGTCCCAAGATGGGACTACTTGGACGACGCTTGAGGACACTGGGATAACGACTTGGGTGAATGGTGAGTGGCTTTGGTATGACATCGAGCCGGGTACTAGCGCTCAATACTACAGAATGCGTGAAACTGGCGGGAATACTCTTCAAGTTAGAGAGTTTTACGTCGGTAACAACAGTACAGAAATCCCAATGTCACGCCTAAACCGCGATGACTATACGTCTTTGCCGAATAAAAACTTTACAGCCAACCAGCCATTCCAGTTTTGGTTCAACCGTACTATCCCCCAACCTCAGATTACTCTGTGGCCTGTCCCTTCTGACCCATTTGTGCAGATGACTGTCTGGTATTCGCGCAATATTATGGATGTTGGGGCTTTGTACGGTGAGATTGAGATACCTGATCGCTGGTATTTGGCTATTCAGTCTATGTTGGCGCATCAAATGAGCATGGAGTTGCCCGGTATTGCAACTGAACGTATTATGTACTTGGAAAAGATGGCAGATAAGTATCTTTACGACGCCGAGCAGGAAGAGCGTGATAAGTCCCCGATCTATTACAGTCCTAATATTAGCGTTTACACAAGATAATGCCAGTCTTCCTCGACACTCGTGGCTATTCCGACCTTTCGATAGCGATCTGTGATCGTTGCCGGATGAAGCGTCCTCATGCTGAGATGAGTAGCGACACAAACTTCCCCGGCTTGCAGGTATGTGCGCAGGGATGTAAGGATCAGCTTGACCCTTATCGTTTGCCCGCAAGGAAGACTGAGCGAATTACGATTCGGTTCCCTCGTCCAGATGTAAGTGTAGCTACAGATCCAAACGATTTGACTACTGGTGGTTATGGTGGGTTTGTCATCTCTACAGAGCAGAATGTAGACCCGCAAGCCAATAATAATGATGGTAATTTGGATGGGATAGCGGTAACGCCCCCATAAATACTATGGCTAATGTATCAATAACAAATCTACCAGCCGCCCTTCCATTGGATGGAACTGAGCTTGTTCCGGTTGTCCAAAACGGGGTAACTGTTCGTACAACAACGTCTGCGGTGGCTGGATCTCCTGCCCAACAGCAAACATTCTTAACTCTTAATCAAGAGCCTACCCTACCTAACAGCAGAGCCTTATCTGCAAGTACAGGCTTAACCTTAACGGATGGTGGTGCGCTGTCTGCCTTAACGGTAGGTATGAATGGGGCTGCGGCCTCTTTAAACGCTGCTGGCAACGGTTTTGCGGTAAAGACAGGCTTAGGTACTGTCACCCCTAGAAACATCGCTGTAAGCGGTTCTGGCATAGCTATATCAAACGGAAGTGGGTTATCAGGTAATCCGACAGTTTCTTTGAATGGTTTGCCGTTAGCTTTGGCTAATGCAAGTGGTGCAGGTATTGTTGCCTTGAGTGGATCGGGTACGCTTTCCCCAAGAATTATTACGGGTACGGCTAATCAGATAGCAGTCGCCAACGGGAGTGGGGCTAGTGCTGACCCTGTAATTAGCTTGGCTAGTAATCCTATCGTGCCCGGTAACGCTTCCTTGACTATGCCTGCTGGCACAACGGCAGAGCGTCCTGTAGGTGTTGACGGCATGGTTCGTTACAACACCGACTCTGCTGTATTTGAGGGTTATCTTAATGGCAGTTGGAATGCCTTTGCATCAGGCTCTGGTGTTACGTCTATAGCTACAGGAAATGGGTTAACTGGTGGCCCAATCACAAGCACTGGTACGATTTCCATCGACACAAGCGTTGTAGCTACATTGACGGATACGCAGACTCTTACGAATAAGACTTTGACTAGCCCAGTCTTAACTACCCCAGCGTTAGGTACGCCTGCATCTGGCGTTATGACTAACGTGACGGGCTTGCCCTTAGCTACGGGTGTTACGGGTACCCTACCTATACTGAATGGCGGTACAGGCGCAACAAATGCCACAACAGCTAGATCTAACCTTAGTGCAGCTAAAAGTGGTGTTAATACAGACATTACCTCTGTTGCCTTAACGACTGGTACGATTAGTGGCGTTCCTACTGCTAGTACAGATATTGTTAATAAGACGTATGTTGATAGTACAGCGCAAGGTTTGAATTTCCACCAAGCCTGTGAATATACATCAACAGGTACTAATTTTATAGTAACTTACAATAATGGCGCATCTGGCGTGGGTGCTACATTAACAAACGCTGGTTCTTTAAGTGCTTTTACAATTGATGGTTATACGTTTGTCTCTCCGGGTGATATTGGTAAACGCGTCCTTATTATGGATCAGCCATTCGGATATGAGAACGGCATCTATACTGTTACTACAGTAGGTTCCGGCTCTGTGCCTTGGGTTCTGACTCGTGCCACTGACTTTAATACTGCTGGAACTGGCGCCAATCAGATTGATGCAGGCGACTTTGTTTACATTATTAATGGTACGTTTTATGCTAATACGTCTTGGGTTCAACAGACCCCATTGCCAATTGTAATTGGCGTAACGCCTATTGTCTTTATTCAGTTTGGTGCTGCTACTGGTGGAGTTTCTTCATTTAGCGCAGGGACAACTGGATTGACCCCAAATACGGCCACTACAGGTAACGTCACATTAGATGGTACTTTAGCTATTGCTAACGGTGGAACTGGGGCAATAACTGCGCCTAATGCCTTAACTAACCTTGCGGCTGCTGGAACGAGTATTTCAAACACGTTCACAGCCAACCAGATTGTTTCAGTCACAGACAACACTAACGCAGCATTACGCATCACGCAGCTTGGTTCAGGTAACGCGTTGTTAGTTGAGGATTCTACTAATCCTGATGCTAGTCCGTTTGTTATTGATAGTAGTGGCAAAGTGATTGCTGGTTACACAACACCAATTACAACATCTGGCTCATTTAGTCCATTAATTCAGTCAGTTGCCGCTGGGCAAACAGCGGGATTTGGAACATCGGCATGGCTTAATTCAACAGCTGGCGGAAATGTTATTTTTGCAAAATCCAGAAGTGGCACTATAGGTACTTTTGGAATTGTAAATAGTGGTGACGATTTGGGTAGTGTTAGATTTGATGGAGATGACGGCACTCAATTTGTAAGGGCAGCACAGATAACTTCGCAAGTAGACGGAACTCCCAACACTAACGATATGCCCGGCAGGTTGATATTCAGCACAACTGCTGATGGTGCTAGTAGTCCGACTGAGCGTATGCGGATTGATAGCGCGGGTAATGTTGGTATCGGTGGGACTGCTGGAACTGACACAAAATTTCAATTACTTGGAACATATCCAACATCTGGCACAAATACTTTTGTGCAACAATTAAGCGGCACTTCTCCAAGTGGAACAACTAATGTTTTATCTGGATATAGGGCGCGACTTAATACCCAAGCGGCAGCATTTGCATTATCAAATCTTCGTATTTTTGATTCTGGTCAAGGCACTATTGGCGCAACGTCATCAGTAACAAATCAGTACGGTTATTGGGCTGACGCATCATTAACCGGCGCAACTAACAACTACGGTTTTTACGGCAATATAGCTGCACCAACTGCTGGCATTACTACCACCGGCACAATCAGCACAATATCAAGCAGCGGCACGACGGTTACTGTTAGCCACAATGCAATCACCTACACTAATGGTCAGACGGTAACTATTGCCGCGACAGCTAACGCAACGGCTTTGGTATCAGGCGCTACCGCGACAATTCTGACTGTTGGCACTACTGATTACACATTAATCGGCGCTGCATCTAATACTGTTGGTGTGTCGTTTACTGCCTCCGGTGCTGGTACGGGTACGGGTACTGTTACATTAAATGTCCAAGGCTCTGGTAAGACGGTTGCTGGCGCTGCATCAGGTTCGTTCACATATACAACGACGACAAGCCAAACATTTGCAGCGGTTACGGTATTAACGGGGACTGTAACGGTATCAGCTAGATACAATCTGTACATGAGTGGTACTGCTGATAATTATTTTGCTGGTGATGTACTTCAAGGGCATACTTCTACCCTAAGTTTTTCTGCTCCCGCTGGTACAGTCACACCAACAATTCAATCTATTGCCCCAACTAGCTCATTAACGCAAGGCGTTGCATCTGTAACGAATGTAACTAGCGCAAACGGCCCTAACTTTATTTTTGGAAAATCACGAGGTGCTTCAGCATCTTCTCCAACTATTGTTAGTAGCGGGGACTTATCTGGCAATATTTCATTTACTGCATATGATGGTGCGGCATATTTACCAACAGCCTACATTCAATCAGCAGTTGATGGAACTCCCGGCTTAAACGACATGCCCGGTAGGTTAACATTTAGCACAACTGCCGATGGTGCTATTGCTCCAACTGAACGTATGCGAATTGCCAATACAGGGGCGATTGGTTTAAGTGGCGCTAATTACGGAACCGCAGGACAAGTATTAACATCAGCAGGGTCAGGCGCATCGCCGACTTGGTCAGGAATTTCAGGGGGTACATTCTAATGGCACAAACAAACTACACGCCGATCCAGATTTATCACAGTACGACGGGTGCGGCAGTACCATTAGCTGCTAATCTTTTGCCCGGTGAGTTGGCTCTTAATATTGCCAATACTGACATGGCTATTTATGCCGAGAATGCGTCAGGTACTGTTACGAAGATTATGAACAACCCAGCAGGGTTGACGTATCCATCGGCTGACGGTACTGCCAATCAAGTCATCTCTACCAACGGCACAGGTACTTTATCGTTTACGACGCTAGATGCACTACCTAGTCAATCTGGACAGGCAGGTAAGTATTTATTTACTAACGGGTCTGTTGCTAGTTGGGAGTTTACTGGTGCTTCGGCTGGTGGCGTTATTTGGGAAAATAGCCTAGTTGTAACGACTAACTACACACTAACAACGGCCAAGAATGGCTTTAGTGTTGGCCCAATCACAATCAATTCTGGCGTATCTGTCACTGTTCCTAGCGGTCAGCGCTGGGTCGTACTGTAAGAGGATAAGAGATGAGTTCAATTTCAGCAGGTACATCGGCAGGCACCGCGCTAGTTAGCACTGGCGATACTACGGGTGCGTTGGTATTTAAGACGGGCGCTAGTGCCACTACGGCGATGACGATTGGTGCAGATCAAAGCGTAACCTTTGTTGGTGCGGTGAGTGGCACTCCGGGTAGCGGTGGAACTACTGCATCTGGCTCTGTTGTGCTGACATCTGCCTCTACAGGTGCTCAGTCTATTACGACGACCAACTACGGCCAATCAATTACGTTACCTGATGCTACGACGCTGAGTAAAGGTGCTTGCCTCTATACGATTAATAACCTTGGCATGTATCCACTGAAGATTCTTAATTCTGTTGGAAGCATATTGGGATTCGTTTACTCTAACTGCCCTGTAACTGTTGGGCTAGTTGGCAACTCTACAGCCGCTGGTACGTGGAGTATAGTAGGCGCAGAGCCTTATGCAATAACTGCGGCGTTAACGTCTACTGCTTTTTATCAAAACCCCGGGATGAATTACTCATCAAGGATAATTCTTGACGCAAATAGAGTATTCTTTTTATTGGGCGGTAATGACATTGTAAATATGTACGGAGTAATATATAACTCCTCTACTTTAACTTGGGGAACTCCAACACTAATTCGCTCTGGGGCAATTCGCTTTCTTAATTCAATATTAAGCGCAACAGATCAAATTTTAGTTTGTTCATGTGATAGCACAACTGGGTTTCAATCAGTTACATTAACAATTAGCGGAACAAGTATTACGGTTAACACCGCTGCTACGGCAACGCTTTCAGTTGCTGCCGCAGGTAATCCAACTAGATTAGTTGCGGTAGGATCATCGTTTGTACTACTGTACACAACATCTTCGACGGAAATTAGAGCTTTAACTGTTAGTGGGACAACAGTCACAATAGGAAACGCAACCACATTAACTGGAACGTCACTTGCATATAATTACTTACAGACAATTAGTAGTTCTGTTGTTTTAACTCTTACTCTAACTGCTGCTACTGCTGTATACGCAACACCTTACACAATTTCTGGTACTACAATTACCGCAGGAACCCAAGCAAACTACGCAACAACCGCTGGCGCTAATCTTAGGGTTCAGCCTATTAATAATACGCGTCTTGCGGTTATTACTACAGCAAGTGGATCAACAAATATAGCAGGACTAATTATTTCTGTTTCCGGCACCACTGCTAGTATTTCTAGTGGGACGGCGGTAACAGGAACATCAACAGCTAATGCTGGAATGATTGTCAGTGGGTCAAAAGCCATTATTTATTCAAACGTTGGTGGTGTAATAAATATTATGACAGACACCGCTGGTGTAGCAAGTTTTGGTACTAGCATTATAGGTGCAAGTGGCACAGCTAACCCAATTAGCGCAAACGCCACAACCAATCAAGCTGTTTTTTATACGCCACTTTATAGAACTGTTGTTAATTTTTCTGGTAGCTCTCCTACATTAGTTGCTGTTGATTACTTTGGTACTACAGTTCCAAGTAATACAACTCCATCTTATGATAGCGCATTGAGCACTGTTTTCTTAAAAGGAACAACAAGCTATATGTACCCCAATAACGCCGCTGGTGCATATGCGGTAGCCATATCAGAAAATGCAGCGAATGTATTTATTACTAAATTTAACGAAGGTTTAGGCAATCTATTAAATGGCGCTGATAATGAGAAATGGTCAATTAACGCTAACTTTGGAACCGTTTCATTATATGGTCAATTAAGACGCCTTGAATCCATCACCTAAGACACAAACATGAAACTACTCATTACTACGACGGGTCAGATCATTGCGTCTGGCGATTACACTGAGACTGCTACTGAGCTACAGTATTCTGATTTGATTGTGCCTAAGCACGTTGTGGCTGGCTACCAGATCATTGACGTTGAAGTCCCTGATGGCTTTACCGCAGGCAAATACACTTACGAGAATGGGCAGCTTGTGCCGATTCCTGAGATTACGGAGAACTAAATTGGCCTTAATTTTAGATGGTACAAACACCCCAACACTAGGTGGCGTAGGCTACGGAAATGGGACTGAGCTTGCTTTTAGCGCAGCAGGTACTAGCGGTCAGGTGTTGACTTCGGCAGGGGCTAGTGCACCTACGTGGAGTACACCATCCCTTGGTGGGTTGGTTTTCTTGTCTTCTGTAACGGCTAGTGGAACGGCAACCGCTGGGTTTACTTCAGGGTTTTCATCGACATACGATGATTATTTAATAATTGCAGAGGATGTTACATTTGCAACTTCTTCTACATATCTTTATGGTCGTTTATATAAATCGTCTGTACTTATTACAACGGGCACATATCAGGGACAAAGTATAACTGTAAATAATGCCGCGCCCGGTTATGCAATTACTACTACAGGGGCATTTTCACCATCGTTAGGCCCCGCAGCAAATGCGGTTGGTACTGCTCAAATTTATATTGTCGCTGCAAATAACACTTCCGGTAAAACACAAGTAAGCTACACATGGAATAGTAATTCCACGGTAGGACAACCTAATGCTGAAAACCTTATTGTAATGGGTGCATATAGGGAGACAACAGCCAACCCAGTGACAGGGTTTATATTATTTGGTTCATCTAATATAAGCGGAACATTTAAGTTATACGGAATTGCAAAAAGTTAAGGAATAAAAATGCCAAGATTTCACACAACACAAGACGGCAAAGTTCTTTTCACTGCTGAAGAAGAAGCAGAATGGGATGCGCGTGAAGCCGCTTACGTTCCGTCTACCCCAGCACCCACCCCCACTAAAGAACAACTGATGGCGCAACTAGCTGCGTTATCTGCACAAATACAAGCACTGGAGTAAGACATGGCTACGATTCTAAATGCAGACACAGTATCAGGCGGCGCGATCATTACGGGTGATGGCTCAGGTACGCTGGAACTACAAGCGGCTGGCGTCACTAAGTTGACTGTTAATTCTTCTGGGGTGACGATTCCTACTCTGATTGGCGCTAACGTCAACCTTGCGTCTAACGTCACAGGAACGCTTCCTATTGCAAATGGTGGCACTGGTGCTGCTACATTAACGGCAAACAATGTCTTGCTGGGTAATGGTACGTCTGCCCTTCAAGCAATTGCACCGGGTACATCAGGTAATGTCCTTGCTTCAAATGGCACTACATGGGCTTCTAGTGCTATTTCTGGGTTGACATCTAAATCTTTTGTGGCAACTGGAACCATATCTAGTGGGGCACCTGTTGCGTTAACAGCATCCGGCACTGTTCAAGCTGTTTATCCTGCAAACACAAGCATATCAAATGTTACCCCTCAAACTGTTGCAACGTCCACAACAGTTACCAACTTCTTTGGTTCTGCAATTAGCTCAAACGGCTCAATAGTAACTTTCTTCGCAAATGACACACTCTCTCTTGGTAGCGCAGTAGTTAGTACCGTATCCGGCACAACAGTTACCAGTGGGGCGTTAAACACAATTTATGCTGGGGCTATTGAAGGGGCGGCGGTTTGTTACGACAGCTTAAATGATGATTTTGTATTTATATATAAACCAACGGCAATTGCCGCACTTTACGCTGTTGTTGGGACGGTATCTGGCACAACAATTTCATTAGGAACTCCCGTTTTAGTTGTAAGTATTGCTAGTTTAAGCCCATCTTCAACATCGGCAACTTTTGATTCTACAAACGGAAAAGTTGTAATTACATATACGGCTAGTACAATTTCAAGCGCTATTGTTGGCACGGTTTCTGGCACAAGTATTAGCTTTGGAACGGCTACTCAGTATGCAACTAGCGGCATAAATGTATCATCTTGCTTTCATCAAAGCGCCGGTAAAGTTGTAATATCTTATGCCATTTCAACAACACCATACGCTATTGTTGGGACAGTTTCAGGGACAAGTATTAGCTTTGGTACTGCTGTTAGTTTGGGCTCAATAACAGCAAGCACTGGCACCGCAATAGTTTACGACCCCGTTTATACAAAAGTTATTATTGGGTGGAGGGATGGCGCAAACTATGTTGCTCGCGCGGGGGTTGTTTCTGGCACATCTATTACTGCTCAGACTCAAGGAACTTTATATCCGTTTAATGGCGGCTCCGGTATTTTTTACGGGGCATACGATCTTGCGGCGAAACAAGCTGTTTTTGGATTTTCAATCACTGGAACAACAATGCTTGTTTGGTGTAGTGCGCTTACACCTACTATAGTTGCACTACCTCAATTAAGTACAAGCACTGGTGGAACCACAACTAAACCTACTGTTGTGTATGACCCCATTACATTCCAAATTATTGCTTTTTCAAGAACAACTACAACGGTTTATGCAAGTGCAATGAAACAAGTGTACTCAAGCAACTCCACTAATTTTTATGGATTTGCTGAGTCTGCTATTTCTTCTGGGGCATCTGGAAACATTACGATGTTAAGCGGGATAAATAATGTTCAGACAGGGTTAGTAGCAAACACGCCGTATTACTTGAATGCAAGTCCTACTCTAGCGACAACAGGCGCAACTTATGTTGGAGTTGCGCTATCTCCAACATCAATTCAGGTTGGTTCAATAGCAGCCAATCCAAGAACGTCTATGGTGTTGTTGTCTTCTGTTACCGTTGCAGCGGGTTCAACTGCAATTGAATTTCCCTCTGTTTTTAGTGCGCAATATGATCAATATTTAGCAGTTATTTCTTGTATAACAGCAACCAACGGATCTAGGGTTGACTGGCAAGCGTATAGAAATGGTGCTTATGTAGCTGGCACTAACTATACATATTATGTTTTTCAAGCTGCTAATGCTACCCCTGTTTTTAGTACAGCAACCACTCAGCCAAGCGCGATGATTGCAAATACAACTAATAATGGGCAAGTTACCTTGAATGCTTTATTTACAAACACAAATAGCACGGCGCAAAAAATGACTTGTATTGCTACTGGTTTGGCTTTTAACTTTATTCAAAACTCAGGCAGTCAATGCGATGCCTTGGCGACCACTCAAGGTATTAAGTTTATTTTTGGTGGTGGTAGTAGCACTGTTTCTGGGACTATTAAAATATACGGGCTTGTTAATTAAGGAATTATTATGACTAGATATAAAACAACTCCTGACGGAACTTTCCCATTTACGGAAGAAGAAGAGGCTATTGCTGATGCTAATCTTTTAGAGATGCAAAAAACTATGTATATCAGCAATAGACAGGAAGAATATCCCCCTATGACAGATTACTTGGACGGCATTGTTAAGGGTGATCAGGCACAGGTTCAGGCGTACATTGACGCGTGTCTTGCTGTTAAGGCGAAATATCCAAAACCGGAATAACAATGTATGGATCCAATAACTGTCGGTGCGGCGTTCGCAATAGCCAAGGCGGCAGTTGCTGGCGTAAAAGAGGCAATCGCCCTCGGTAAAGAGGTACAGGAGTGTTATCACGACATTAGTGCCTTCTTTACTGCGCAGGGTGAGATACAGGCTGCGGTAGTCCAGCAGGAGCATGACAAGAAGTTAGGTAAACAGAAGGACGCTACTGCCGAGGCGTTAGACGCAATGTTCGCCAGCAGGCAACTGTTCAAAATGGAGGTTGAGCTTCGTGAGGCTCTTATCTACGGCAGTGGTAACGAGTCTGGTCTTTACGAAGAGATGTGCCAACGGCGGGATGCCATCATTCAAGATCGTAGAGATGCAATAGAGGAAGAGGCTAGGCTGGAGCGTATGCGCCTGCGGGAGATTGAGCGCAAGAAAGAGCAGCGTATCCAAAACATTCAAGAATGGTTGGCCGTGGTGTTTGGCGTGTCAATCAGTAGCTTTATCATGTACGCAGTCTGGTGGATGTTCAAAAACGGGGGCAAAGATTAATGCTGACACTTCTTTCAACTTTAGTAAGCTTTCTAATGGGTGGCTTGCCTAAGATTCTGGATTTCTTCCAAGACCGTGCAGATAAGGGGCATGAGCTAAAGTTAGCAGCCATGCAAACTGAGCGTGAGCTACAACTGGCTGCTGCTGGCTTTGCTGCTCAGGCTAAGATTGAAGAGATACGCCTTGATGAGATTAAGGTACAGTCTGAGGCAGATACTCAGCAAACCTTAATGGGTGCCCAGCAAGCTGAAATGCAGGCTATCTATGCCCATGATATGAGCTTGAATGAGGGTACCAGCCAGTGGATGAAGAACCTCCGTGCAGGTGTGCGTCCTATCATCACGTTTGGCTTCTTTTTCTTGCTAGTGGCAATTGACGTTGGTCTATACATCCACGGCGTTAATAATAATGTATCTTTTGACATCCTTGCAGATCAGCTTTGGGATGACGAGACTCAGGCTCTGTTCGCTTCAATAATCGCCTTCCATTTTGGGGGAAGGGCGTTTGGCAAATGAACGTCAGCCCCAAATGCTTAAAGATGATCCGGCACCACGAAGGCATCAAGCTTCGTCCTTACCGTTGCCCGGCTCTTTTGTGGACATGCCTTGTTGGGCATGTGTGCGACCCGAACCACACAAGGATCCCGTTAGAGCAGAGGAAGTCTCTGCCGATACCAGAGGGGTGGAACAGGCAATTTACGATAGAGGAAGCTGATGCTGTACTTGCTAAGGATCTTGAGAGGTTTATCAGAGGTGTATCCAAGTATTGCCCTGTTATTACTTCTCAAGGGCAGTTGGACGCATTGGTCAGCTTTAGCTTCAACCTTGGGCTAGGAACCTTACAACGTAGTACCTTACGGCAGAAGCATAACCGGGGTGATTACGACGGTGCGGCAGAGGAATTCCTGAAGTATACAAAGGCAGGCGGCAAGATCTTAAAGGGTTTAGTAACCCGTCGCAAGGACGAAAGAGCTTTGTACTTGTTATAGACGTATTTGAGGGTTAAAATGGCAACGAAATACCAACCAAAAGGTGGCTTCTAATGGCTGCTGTGATGACGTACAGTTCTTTAGCGGCAGACATCGAGAGCTACCTCGAGCGTACTGACACCGCTACGATTGACAAGATCCCTACCTTTATCATGCTGGCAGAGCAGGTTATTGCCTCCCAGATCAAGTTTTTGGGTAATCTGACTGTCAACGAAAGCACAATGGTTCAGGGTAACCCAGTCATTGCAAAGCCTGCAAGATGGCACAAAACAGTTTCCATGAACGTAACGGTAGCTGGGGTAAAGAGTCCCGTCTTCCTGCGTAAGTACGAATACCTGCGTGAATACTGGCCTGAAGCCACAAATGAAGACGTACCTAAGTTCTACGCAGACTATGACTATACGCACTGGCTGATCGCTCCTACGCCTGCTGATGCCTATACCTTCGAGGTTCTGTACTATGAGCGTGTACAGCCTTTGGATGTCTCTAATCAGACGAATTGGTTCACTGAGTATGCCCCGCAGGCTATGCTTTATGGTTCCCTGTTGCAAGCTATGCCGTTCCTAAAGAACGACGAGCGTATGGCAATGTGGCGGGCGGAATACGATTTGATCATTAATACCCTGAAGACAGAAGACTTGCAGCGTATTGGTGACCGTCAAGCTATTGCGATGGATTCATAATGAGCTATGTATCGCCGTTTACCGGAGACGTAATTCAGCCCACGGACGTAAGTTACCGTGGGTTTACGCTATCTGCTGATACAACATTAAGTTGGCCTATCAACGGCAATGCGACTGGCAACTACGCTGCTCGTATCATGGATATTACGGCCTCCGCAGGTAGTTTGAGTCTCTTTATGCCGCCGGGCAACCAGACTTCTGTCGGCACAGATTCCCTAATTAGGAATACTGGCGCTAATTCCTTTACAGTAAAGACAAGCACTGGTGCCACTATCCTGTCTATTGCATCAGGTCAGGCTCGATACATTTATCTAACTGACAACTCTACAACAGGTGGCACTTGGGGTGTTATTGCCTTTGGGGCTGGAACATCTTCTGCTAACGCCGCTACGTTGCAGGGTTATGGTTTGCTGGCAATCTCTAGCACCCTGAATCAAAGCCACCCTGCCTCTTCTATCGTTAATGGGGCAACATTTGCTGCTTCTGACCGTTCGCAAGCTAAAGTATGGTCTAGCGGCGCAGGCACGATTTATTTGCCTTCTGCTGCCTCTGTTGGTAATAATTGGTTTACTTTATTTAAGAACAACGGCACTGGAACGGTCACTATTGACTGTAACGGCTCAGAGCTTATTGATGGTGAGCTAACTAAGTCATTTGCCCCTAGTGAGTCTGCGTTCATTATTTGCACGGGATCTGCGTTTATTACGGTAGGTTACGGTGTTAGCAACTTATTTGCATTTACGGCGCTGGTTAAGCCTGTTGTTACTGGTAACTATCCATTGACGCCCTCTGAGGCATCAAACACGATCCAAGAATACGTAGGAACACTGACTGGCAATGTTACTGTTACTTATCCTCCTACAGTCAATTTTTATGTCATTAGTAATCAAACTGTTGATAATGGCTATTCGCTTACTCTGACCACAAATGTAATCGGCGGAGCTAACGCCACTATCCCTCCGGGACAGCAGGCTACGGTTATTTGTGACGGCACGAACTTCCTTAATGCCAATACGACTCAGGCAGGTGCTACGGTTGTCAGTTTGTTAAATGGCACGGTAGGTACGCCTTCGTTGAACTTTGCTGCTGAGACAAGCACAGGAATATATAGGCCCGGTTCTGGTCAGTTTGCTGTTTCTGTACTTGGAAGCCAAATACTTGATATTGATTCAACTGGTATTTCTGTAACTGGTACAGGGACATTCTCTGGCGGTGTTTCTGGTGGGGTGTTTGCATGACAAAGAAAGTATTTGCCTTAGACACTGCTGCCGGTATCCAACGGGATGGAACTGTCCTCGATAAGACTTTCTACAACGATGGTCGCTGGGTTCGTTTTCAAAGATCCCGCCCGCGTAAGATATTGGGATATAGACAGATTACAGCCTCTCTGGCAGGCCCATCTAGGGGCATCTATGTCAACCCTCAGAACAACTTCAATTACGTCTTTAACGGCTATTCTGATGGCTTGCAGGTGCTTCCTATTACCAATACAGGGATAGGCTCAGGAATTTCTGACTTTACGCTGAGTAACTTTACCCCTAGCGTTAATAATCTTTGGCAATTTGATACGTTTTACGACACAACTGGCGCAGGTCAGGCTCAGTTAGTGGCGCATCCTAGCCAATCCCTTTCAGATATTGCAAGCGATACGAATACGCCTGTTTTGATTGGTGATATTGCTGGCACCTCAATGGCCGCCTTAAATGATGGAACAAACGATATTGAGGTTAGTGGCGGGGTAGTTGTCCTTCACCCTTATATCTTTGTTTACGGTAATAATGGCTTGATTAAGAACTGCGCTGCTGGAGATCCTGCGAATTGGACTGGCGCAGACGCTAACGAGAACAATGTAGCAGGCAGTAAGATTGTAAAAGGATTGCCAGTTCGTGGTGGATCCAACTCACCCTCTGGTTTGTTTTGGTCACTAGATTCCCTAATTAGGGTTTCTTATAACCCAACGACTATTACGGCTGGCGGTGTAGCGACTCAGTTGTTTTGGCGTTATGACATCATTTCCAGCCAATCTTCTATCCTGTCGTCTCAGTCAGTGATTGAATATGACGGTATCTACTATTGGTGTGGCGTTGACCGCTTCCTTATGTACAACGGCGTTGTCAAGGAAGTCCCCAACACAATGAACCAGAACTATTTCTTTGACAATCTGAACTATGCCCAACGGCAGAAGGTTTGGGTTACAAAGGTTCCTCGTTATGGCGAGATCTGGTGGTTCTACCCTTCTGGCGACTCAGAAGAGTGTAATAACGCCATTATTTATAATGTGCGTGAGAATATTTGGTACGACGCTGGATTTGCTCCGGGCGCTGCTCGTTCTGCTGGGTACTTCTCTCAGGTGTTCCGTTTCCCTATTAATGCAGAGTGGGATATTGTTGGCGCAGGCGGTGTAAATGCAAATACTATATTAAACCCCGGCAGTGCTTATACAGATGGAACTTACGCAAATACAGCCTTAACAGGTGGAACTGGACTAGGTGCCTATGCCACGATTACGGTTGCAGGTGGAGTTGTAACTGCTGTAGTTATCACTGATCATGGATTAGGCTATACGGTTGGAGATCTTCTCTATGCGGATATTCCAGCGGGTGCTGGTTTTGTTTTGGTTGTAGACACGTTAATGGAGTTTGTTTCTCTGTGGCAGCATGAGTTTGGTACAGACGATGTGCGTGGCGTCTCTTCTAACGCCATTGAGAGCTACTTTGAGACATCTGACCTTGGTTGGGTAGGTGGTGGCCCATCGCAGCCCTCTCCGGTGGGAGATAATGTTTGGCTGCACGTTGAGCGTGTTGAGCCTGACTTTATTCAGACTGGCGGCATGGAGATGTACGTAACTGGCCGTCCTTATGCGCAGGCAGATGATGAGCAAAGTGAAGCGTACTTCTTTACAGAGACAACGCACAAGATTGATATTCGTCAGCAACGCCGAGAGTTTCGCCTGAAGTTTGTTTCTAACGTGGCTGGTGGCGATTATCAACTAGGCCGGTTGTTATTAAGTGCAAATGTCGGCGACGTCAGGGGCTATTAATGTCTGACGTCTCGCTTATCTATGACCCAAGGGCGCATACGTTTGTGTCTTGGGCATCGTTAATGTGTGAATTATATGCTGCACAGCAGTTGTCTATTCCTAACGACAGTACAGACTGGAAGGAATGGGCGTCTGGTCTAAAGGCAATTGATGTCTTCACCAATGAAGGTATTCCGGGGCCTTACGTCTTTGAGACTTGGATGGACTGGGCAGAAGCCGTTGTTGGTGCAGTAAACCCTAGGGATTAATATGCAATATGGCGATCAACCAGAAGTTGTAGATCCTAAAGCCTTGCCTAAGATGGCGAATGCTGAGACTGCTGCCGCTTGGGTTGAGACTAACCTTGGCCGTAAAGCTACTGAGAAAGATATTACCGACCTTAGCCGTGTTGGGATAATGGGAAATGCGGCAGCAGGTAATAGATTAGAAGCAGAGCGCAATGTTGTAGATTTGTATAAGAATGTTCTTGGCCGTCCTGTCGATGAAAAGGCGCGAGAAGAATATACAAACATGTATATGAAGAACCCTGATCGGGTTATTTCAGCTATTAACCGTTCTGCTGAAGCTACGCAAATTGCAGATCAACGATTCTTGTCAGATGCTCAGAAGATTGCAGAAGAAAAAGGTGTAACTTTGCCTGAAAACTTCTTGGAGCTTGCCAAGCAGAATAATCCTTACAGAGACTTACGTTCAGGTTATGAAGATTTAAACCTAACGCAATATGAAGAGCAGTTCCCTGACACTTGGAACCCAACAAAGAAGCAAAAGGTTAAGTCTGGGACATGGATTGAACTTCCTCTTTCTGTAACTGGGTCTGGTCAAGCTTCCTTCGATACAAAGGAAGAGGCTGCTGCTGCCGCTAAGAGATATGGCCCAGAAGCCATTGTTAATGAATACGCCAAAGATCCAGCAAGTTTCTATAAAGACGCTGCCGCTAATGCCTATGCAGACATTTGGCTATTAAAGGCAACGCATCCAGAAGAAATCGCAGACCAACTTCCTGCTCAAGTAGAGGAGATGGCGAATCTTGAAGGAAAGTACAAAAAGATTACTGGACAAGCTACTGCCGCCGGAGTGACGCCAGAAGACATCTCTGCCTATACTGGCGAGAAGATGAAGACAGTCGGCAGTAATTACGAGCAATACTACAAAGACACGCATCCTGATGGGTTCATGAACTTTTTAATGATGGCTGGCGCTTTGATGTTGGGAGCGTATGGATTCTCTCAACTTGCTGGTGCCGCTAGTGGCGCTAGTACCGCTGCCGCTACTGCTGCCCCATCTACATGGGCAGGCTCTGGTGCTACTTTAATGGCTCCGGGAGTAGGTGCTACAACGGTAGGTGTAGGTCTTCCTATGGGCACTGGCCTAACTGCTGCTCAGGCTGCTGCCGCAATGAAGGCAGGAACCGCTGGAACTACTGGCGGGGGTAATTTACTTACTAGCACTTGGGATAAGATTAAGAATATTCCAACCAACTTTCCTAGTGGTGCGCCAGATGGTAGCTCCGTAACTGAGTTTTTGCCGGGTAAAGTTCCTACAGGAAAAGAACCGGGGTTGATGGATATTTTAGGTGTCCCCTCAGATATTCAAACAACTTTAGACTATGCACAAAAGGGAAGTTCTCTGTTGAATCAATTAACAGGTAAACCAGACCAAGCCCCTGCTGGTGGATTACAAAGACAGCGTGTAAAACGTGATGTCAGCACCTTAATACCGAATTCAGTGACAATGGTCGATCCCAATAAGTGGGCTGAAATGACAACAAGCCAGTATGGTGGTTTAAATATGATGCGTGGAGCTTAATATGTTAAAAAGACTGAGTGGTTTGCCTACTTACGCTACGGGTGGCACTACTAAGCCACTTACCTTTGGCGAGAAAATGGCTGCAAATATGGCGGCTCAAAAAGCTGCCCCCGTAGCTAAGGCCGCTGCTCCCGTAGCTAAAGCCACTGCCCCTAAGGCTGCTGCCCCTGTAGTTAAGGCGACGACCCCAGTTAAAACTACTGCTGCTCCAGTTAAAACTACTGCTGCTCCAGCGGTTAAAGGCCAAACTTTTGGCGAGAAAATGGCTGCAAATATGGCTACTCAAGCAGCTACCCCAAAATCCGTCACCCCCGTAGTTAAGGCGGCTGCCCCTGTAGTTAAGGCGGTTACGCCGGTTAAAACTGTTAGCCCATTAACAGTTGCGGCAACTCCAGCTAGTGTTGCGGCGACAACGGTTAATAAACCAACTACCGCCAGCGCATTGACTGTTGCCCCAACTCCTGCGAGTGTTGCCTCCACAACTGTTAATAAGCCTGTACAACAGACTTCAAACGTCCCGACAGGAACTAGTCCGGTGGGATTTGACGCGATCAAGGATGCAGTCTCTAGCATGTACATTCAGCAATTGGGACGCGCTCCTGATGCTGCTGGGTTAGAGTTTTATACGAATCAACTTAAAACAGGTGCATTAACACCTGAGTCTTTGGCTGCTCAGTTAGATCGTTCTACTGAGGGCTATAACTACGACGCAGAGCGTATTGCTTCGCAGTACAGGTCTACCTTTGGCCGTAACCCAGATCAAGAGGGATTCCAGTTCTACATGGGCTTGGAAGATCAAAACCCAACTGATCCTACAGCAATAGCCAATTCAATTAAGGTTGGCGCTAAAACAGGTAGTGCTGATGCTGCTGCGGCTGTTGCAAGACCAAACGGATATACGGATTTGCAAACTACCGCTTTAACGGCGGATCCTTATGCTGGTCGCTATGCAACAGACAATCCTTATTACTTTGGTGATATTCCAGCCGATGCGGTAAATCGCTCTGTTACGCAGGCAGGTCAGTCTATCCAATTTACAAATCCGGTAACTGGTCAGCCAATGATTACGACTGTTGACCCTAAGACTGGGTTTACCGTTACGGCAGGAAACAACGTATTACAGCGTGAAAATGTTGAGAATGCGATTGATCTGGCTGTAAAGTCTGGTGCCTTGTCGATGACAGATGCCGCTAGTCTGACGGCTAAGATTGCTAACGCTGACGCATTTAAAACCGCCACAGGCACCACAGACCCTACGTTCAACAATCTTTATGCCCTGCTGTCTGACCCTAAAGCTTCCGTTGTTTTGGGGGACTTGGGTATTCAGGTTGGTGAGGACGCAGATAGAACAAATGCCTTTGCTGAAGCAGTAGAGCGCAATGAATTAGTTAAGTTAGCTGGCAAAGACTTGGGTGGCCTTGCTCCTAGTACAAGAACTATTGCAGAGGTTGCTGCGTCTACTGGCAAGTCCTATCCATTCACTGAGGCTAACCTCGGTTTGGGTAAGATTAGCACTAAAGCCACAGAAGCTGATATTTACGACAACCTTGGAACCGAACTTGGTATTGCTGCCGATAAAGCAAAAGTAGTTACCCCTACGTATCTTGATACGACTGTTGGCGGTGGTGGTAACGATACTTACCCTGCCGACCAAACAACTTGGACTGGTGGCTACGAGAAGCCTGATTGGATGAAGAACATCACGCCGAGTATTGGTGACTTTAGGCCAAAGGGTGCGATGGCTGCTGATTCAGAGATTCCTGCCATGTTAAGAGGTGCGCAGTCTCTATCTGTTAGCTCACCCGGTAGCGGTATTCAGAAGGGTTTGTACGGCTCCCCGATAACGACTCCTATCACGGATAATAAGATTGACCCACTTACGGGTGCCTTAATTGGTGGCGCTGCTGGTCTTTTGTTCGGTAACAAGGCTTCTAATACTGCTGCATATGATTCGGCAGGTAATTTGATCAAAGGTGCATATGATTTGATTACTGGAGGAAGCTCTGATTACAATCCTTTTAAGGGAGCATCAACCTCCGATATAGCTGGAGCATTTGGGTCTGGTGGTGATTTGAAAGACGGCGGGCTTGCTACGCCATTAATGAAAGACGGAGGCGGTGTGCAAAATTATGATGTTGGTGGAGTTGTTAGCGATATTGGCAATTTATTGACTAGCGGCGTAGGTAAAGGCGCTGCTTTGGGTGCGTTGTTCTCTAACCTCCTAAGTAGCTATTCAGGCGGCCAAGGCGTTAACAAGGGCTTGGATATGTCTAAGGTTGGATATATCGCCCCTAGAACGACTCAGATGGGGCCTGCACGCTACGTTCCTTATAGCCAATATGGTGTGACCTCTACCTACACTCCAACAGCCGCAGAGACTGCCAATCTAGGTGGTTTAGGCCAAGCCAGAATGACAAGCGGACTGGGTGGAACTAGCCCGTATCAGCCATTCCTGCGCACTGCTGCTCAAAAATACACGCCAACAGATTATTCGTTGCCACAGGCTGAATTTAAGAGTCACGGCGGTGATGTTCATATGGCTGACGGCGGTATGCCCGGCTTTGCTCCGCAGAATATTCCTCCGCAAATTACTAACGCAAATATGCCTCCGCAGTTGGGTATGCCTACGCAGGCTATGCAGCCTCAAGGAATTCCTCCGCAGGCTATGCAGAATCCAATGGCAGGTCAACAAGTTCCAGCCTCGTACTATACTTACGGCAACCCAGTAAATCCTAGCCAAATGCTTCAGGGTATGGCGCAGGGTGGACTTCCGACTCAGATGAACCAGCCAATGACAGAAGGTCGTAACGACTACCGCGCTGGATCCCGAGTAACGGGTGCCGGTGATGGTCAGTCTGACGATATTCCTGCAATGCTTGCTGACGGCGAATATGTCTTTGACGCTGATACAGTGGCACAATTAGGTAACGGATCGACTAAGGCAGGATCTGATCTTCTGGATAAGTTCCGCGAAGAACTAAGATCACATAAGAGATCTGCCCCAGTTAACAAGATTCCACCTCCATCTAAATCGCCGTTGGCCTATTTGAAGGCTGCTAAGGAGAAACAACGTGGCTGATATTTTTCAAGGAACTGCGCTACCGGCAACCGTCACCACGACGGAAGACCAACAGACAGCGCCAGAGTTTTATACAAATTATCTCCAAGACATAGCTAATCTTGGTCAGGGCGCTATCCAGCAGGGTGGTGTTGCTGGGATGTCTCCATTGCAGCAGCAAGCCCTTAATATGGCTCCTACGGCCTCTATGGCTGGAATGGGTACGATGGGTCAGGGTGCTCAATTGGCAGGCGCTGCGGGCACTACAGCGGCTCCTGATATAGTGCAAAGCTACATGAATCCTTATACGTCTAACGTAGTGGATGAAATGGCACGCTTGCAGGGTCGTAGCATTAAAGAGAGTGTTCTCCCAGCCTTACAAGGTGCAGCAGGTGCTATGGGTCAATTTGGCTCACAGCGTCAGTATCAGGCTACTGGTCAGACTTTACGTGACATGCAGTCTAACCTGATGGGGCAGCAATACAATGCCTTGAATACTGGTTACCAGAATTCTATGCTTAATGCGCAGAATGATCTGCAACGTCAGCTTCAAGCAGGTCAGGCTTTAGGTACATTAGGAACTCAACAGCAGACTGGTGCCACGACTGGCATGAAGACGATGTTTGACCTTGGCTCTAAGGAACAGGCTCTTGGTCAAAGTATGTTGGATCGTCCTATGCTGGATGCCCAAGCCTATGCAAAGCTGATGCAAGGCTATCAAATTCCTACTGGTTCTGTTAAGCAGGTTACAGGCTCTACAGGCTACGCAAACAGCCCTCTGTCGCAGATTACAGGTCTTCTTGCTGCGTTGGGGTCGGGTGTTACAGCTAAAGATGGCGGTGGCATTCACATGGCAGAGGGTGGTTTGCCGAGTGCCCCATCTATGCCCCAAGGTGCTCAGTACCATGATGAGCAAGGCAACTTCTACGATGCTAACGGTTATTTACTGGGGTAAGAAAAATGGCTGACGAAATTGTTAGTGGGTTGACAGGTGCAGGAGATACTCGGGAACCTCCTAAGCAAGAGGCTCCTAGCTTTGCTAGTGAAGTCTTGCAGAAAGCTATGGCTGAACGTCAGAAGGAAAATGTTGCCGCGAGTGAGCGCCTGCAAACATTAATGAATTCCTTAGATGCTCGAAAGAACATGCCATTTAACCCAATGCTAATGAGATTAGCGGCGGGAATGTTGCAGCCTACAAAGAGTGGATCCTTTGGAGAGTCTTTGGGATACGCTGCGGCAGGAATGTCTGAGCAGGCTGAGAAAGACTTCCGTCAAAAGCAGGAAGATGCCAAGTTACGTTTTGAATTAGAAAATAAGATGGCAGAACAACGCCGTCAGGCTGCTGGCATGGATGTTACTAGCCAACTGTTGATGGGTCGTCCTCAAGGAGTTCCTCAAGGTGCTCCTGTTTCTTCTGCACTTCCTGCGCAGGGTGAGGCTATAACTCCAGCGGATAGATTGCCTGTAGAACCTCCAGTAATTATGTCCACAGGTAAAGATGGGCAAATTGCTCCGCCTCTTCCAGAAGCGCCTATTGCGGAGGCACCAATTCAATTATCTCAAGCTCAACCAAGAAAAATTGGCCCTCAAAATCTTCAGGAGCGTTATGCCTTAGAGATGCTTGATCCTACTGGAGCCAAATTCTTTGAGTCTGAGGTAGAGCGTGAGCGTAAAGAAAGAAAGTTAGCATCAGAGGAACGTGTTCCTGTTGAAGCTGGTGGCATTAAAACAACTATGTCAAAGCAAGATCATGACAAGCTTCTTGGCTTTATTGAAAATGGAAACATGGGTGCCGCCCAGAAAATGTATAACAAATATGGAATGCCTTTCAGTTTTGTAAAAGAAGGCGACTCATGGCGTCCAAAGAATGCTGCTGAATTAGCTGCCGAAACAGAAAGAGCTAAGGCTGAAGCATCGTTGGACATGAAAGACTATCGTATTCCAGAACTAGGTACTGATTTTTATGCAATGACTCCGGGTGATTATGCGGATTATCGGCGCTCTAAAAAAGAAAGCCCTGAAGCGTTAGACAAATGGTTGTCTACTTATCGTTCCAAGCCAGAAGATCGAGTAGTTGGCTCTGAAGAAAGAAAAGCAATTTCAGCAGGCCGTACAACTGAGCAACAAGAGTTGGCAAAGACTCGTGCTGAAACACGTAAAGGTTATTTTGAAAGCGCAAAGTTAGCTGATACTTTATCGCGCCCTGCTAAGAATATCTATACGCTTGCTTCAGATCCTATACGTAGCCAAGCTTTAGGTCTTTTAGAATATCCTACAATTGGCGATGCGTTTTTAGGTATTGTGGCTGAGGGTGCTGCTGTTGGTACATTTAATGTAGGTGTTCCAGCCATTCGAGAAGCTGTTGCGAAGCTTCAAGGAAAAACTCCTGAAGAAAAAGACAAGATTATGGATTCATTCCAAGCTTTGGCTAGGAATTACTCTGAACTTGAACTCAACTTTACCCGCATGTATTTGAAGGGTGAGGGGGCAGTTACAGAGGGTGAGCGTAAGATTGTCCGCAATGTTTCTGGTGGCTTAGGAAATCGTCGCAATGTCGCATTAGCTCAGGCTGAGACTTTGATGCAACGTACTGAGTTTGATAAAACAGTTAAGAGCGAGTTGATGGCATGGGAGAAGAAAAACCCCGGCAAATCTATTGAAGACTTCCAAGAGAGCAAGCAGTATACAAGTCTCAAAAATAGCTTAGAAAATAACATGGACAAGATTTACGATAAGTATTTCTCTGATGCCAAGTCAAAAACAGAGCCGAAAACAGAGTCAAAGTCAGACAATAAGCCAATGTCTATCATTGATAGAATTGCCGCCGAAAAGGCTGCGCGAAAGATTAAATAATGAACTTATCAAAACTTACTGATGAGCAATTAGCAGTTGTTGAGAAGATTGTTAACGAGGCCAAGTCACAGGGATTAGACCCTAATTTGGCTTTAACAATTGCAGAAATTGAGACTGGCGGTAAGTTTTCCCATACGCGTGGGGATAAGGTTCTTACGTCTCCTAAAGGTGCTTTGGGTGTAATGCAACTGATGCCTGATACGGCAAAAGGCTTGCAGGTTGACCCTTACAATCTTGATGAGAATATTCGAGGTGGGGTTTCTCTTTTGAAGCAGCACATGGATCAATACAAAGATCCTGTGAAGGCTGCTGTTGCTTACAATACCAGCGAGAAGACTCGTAAAAAATTCTTTGAGACAGATGATTTAAGTGTTTTGCCAGACGAGACAATTAACTATCTTGATAAGTTTACAAGCTCTTATACGCCTGAAGATGTTGTTAGCTCAGAAGATGTTAGTCCTGAAGAGAAATTACCTGTATTACCAGAGGTAAGTGGCGAAGCTCCTAAGTTTGAAGCTGCGGATATTCCTGTCATTGACCCAAAGACTGGCCTTTCAGTAGGGGCTACTGCCGGTGCTATTGCAGGTACTGCTGAGGCTGGCAAAGACGTAATTAAGTCATTGCGTGGGAAGGTGCCTCCTGCTATTGATGCAGGCTCTCCGGGGCAGAAGTGGGCAACTAAGACAGGTTATGGCAAAGGGCCGGGTTATTCTGTTCAGGAAGTTGCTCGGGCTTATGAGAAGGCACAAAACAAAGGGAAAGTTTCTGGCAAGCTCCCACCGGGTGAAACTTTAAATATTAACGAGTGGATTAAGCAACAGAAGTTAGCTGAGGATCTTGCTAGTAAATCCGCTGGGAAAGAGTTTTTTTCCAAGGCATCAAAGGTTCTTGGCCGCATTCCTCTTGGAAGTACGTTGGCAGGTGCATCTGGCGGCATGGATATAGCTGAAGCTGCTCAAAGAGCCTCTAAGGGCGATATAGTTGGCTCTGCAATTAAAGGGGTTGGTGGCCTTGGTTCCTTGGCTACGTTGATTCCTCACCCAGCCCCACGGTTGATTGGTGGTGCGCTTGCTTTAGGCGCTATGCCTGCCGAATATATTTATGAGATGATGGAAGAGAACAAGAAGCGCAAGAAACAAGGTTTAGCGCCTCTTAGCAGAGGCCCAGCAGAGATTGAGTATGACCCTATGGGTAACCCTATTAGATAGTCTCGCAGCAGACTTTAAACGCTGCATTCTCCTTCAGTCTTTGCCCCCCTCCCCGGGGGGCTTTTTTTTACAAAAACTCTCTACGATCTCTCAGGGCGCGTCCTACGTCTTTGTTGAGAGATTCTACTAACTTGATACATTCAATCCTCTCAGCGCGGGCTATATCGCGTCCTATGACGGCTATAAGTCTCTCTGAGAACTCCAGAAGGTCTACGTCGTCTGCAATCAGCCCATCCTTAGCTGTGTTGTCGCAGTAAAAGAAGACTTGCTTGACGATCTCTTCTGTAACGAACTTCTTAACTTCTTCACGTAATTTATTCATAGTTATTCTTCAGTTGCCAATAGTTTAATAAAGCCATAAACATTAACCAGCCACGGTCAAGGTCTTCGGCGCTCCACTCTATAATCTGGACTACACCCGGATTATTCCTCGATACGAAGACATTCCCGCACCTCGCTGACGGTACCCCCAGACCTACCCGATAGGCAGCTAACTGCATGAGGTGTTCGTCGTAGGCGACTATCTTGTCTCCTTCTGCAAATTCTTTAGTCTTAATGTCTAAGACCACTGTGTCTGTGTACATGTCGCATTTACCGCCAAATCCAAGCTCGTGGCTGAACGCACGCTCTGAGATCCATATCTTGTCCCCAAAGAAGTCTGTAATGGCCTTGTAGACGCCTTTAACTTGTTTCTGGTGCCTTGGGTACTCCTTGCCCTCATAGAAGCTCTGAACGGCTGCATGGATGTCTGTGCCAAGGTCTGCGGCTGCTCGTCCCTGTTGCTTAGAGTCGTTAACAATCCGCTTGATATAGTCTTGCTCTGTCTCGTTATCTAGTTTAGGTAATGTCAAAGCTGCAAGAAGAACCTGTTCCTGCAACCAGTTAGTCAGGGCTGGCTTTGCTGCTACGTTAAGGACTGTCGTTACAGAGGGGACTAGGTTCTCTTCTCTAGCGTCTCGTAACGTCGTGTTCCTAGTCTTCCCGTTCTTACCTGTAATCGTGTATCTAGGGGTGCCGTCTCTGGTGTACCAGTGGCCTGATTCGCTAGTAAAGTCTTTTGCAATCATCAAACCCTCCAAGTCATTGTTTCGTCAAAGCACGCACGACTCCACAAGAACTCAACAGTACGTCTGGCACCCAAAGCTTTCAAATCAAAGGCTGTGTAGGAATCAAAGTGATTTATCCCATAGCCGGGGCTAATAAACTTAGGTTCCTTGTAGTGCGGGACATAAGTTATTCCATGCAGGGAATATACGGGCAGGGCATATCTTTGGGCAATATCAGTAGACATCATCACTCCATAAGTAAATTAGCAACGTAATGGCACCAACGCAAAGACCTAGCCCAACAAGTATCCCGCCGATAAAGTTAAGAATTGAGAAGGTTGGCATCTATTCCTCTACCTTCATAGCTTCGTGCTTTTCTTTTGTCATGCTATCGCCTGACAGGTCTTCTAATATAGAGTCATAAACTTCAGTAAGTTCATGGATTGCATCCTTTAAGCAATCTAATTGCTCTATCCAAGAAGATTGATAAAAACCATCTGTAAACTTAATTTTTGTCTCATCTTGCTCTGCACTCCAATTGACTGTAAACATTTTCATAACTTTTCTCCTTGTTTTATTTAACTCATACCTTCAGCCAAACTTCTTAATGAATCGGCGCGACGCCTTAATTTATTGATCCTTGCAATGTCTTCGTCTTTCATGTACGGCCACCACCGCTGCGTTTTGCTGTCAACTTCAAATCTGGTAAGACGCGCAATAAATCTTTCAATATCAAATCCGGGGTATTTTCTTTTATACAAAAAAAGACGGCGGCGGAAGTTTTCCTCTATCCAATCTTCGCACCACTTAAATTTATTTTCCTCGTCGCTGTCACCCATTGTTCTTCTCCTTTAGTTTTTAGTGGGTATCCAAGATGCTGCCCAATCACGCTGTGGCTTAATCCTTGCGGCCCTACGCTTCTTTAGTGCTAGTTCATGTGCTTCTGGATCTGCCTTCAATGCTGCGTACTGCTTACGCTTCTTTTCTGCTTGCGTCAGTATTGCTGGCTTTTTTGCATCATTAGAAATCCCCCAGCGATACAAGGCGACATATCTCTCGTAGGCGTTACATGCCTGACGACGGTAGCTTGAAATATGTATATAGCCCTCTTCCCGTAGATAATTCAGGTATGCCCGTGTCCACCGTGGCGCCAGATAAATACTCTCAGATATTTCATTTATTGTCAGGCTAGATTGACGCAGAATTTGCTGAATCTTATCAATGCGACGCTGTGCGGCTTCGCTTGTAAATTTCATCTTATCCACCGTTCTTCTCCTCTAGTTTGGCTTCAATAAGTGCGGCAAACATCATCATCCGGCTATCCGGCGTATTCATTGCAGTAACTAATTCGCTTTGTAGTTGTAGCCTAGCTTCAAGAGGAAATTCAGGAAGAGCAAAAGCATTCAGGGCAATCTCAACAGTTTCCCCCTCCGTCAACCCAACCCATTTTTTGTACGGCCTCATTGGTGTAATTGGATAGCCGTTTGACCCATCGCCTACGGTGTTCATGTGTTCTTCTCCTTTAGCTTTTCTTCTGCCCACCAAGCAGCAGATTCCCATGCTTGCCTAGTAACCCATGAGTCCTTGTTTCCTTCTCTTATTTCTTCATCAGTCAGCCCTACCCATTCTTTCTTTCGGTAGAACCCCGCGCTGTTCAGCAATTCTTCTAGATTCGGGCCAAATATTTTTGTTGGCTTATCCGTCAGCCCTTGCCATTCTTTTTTATTTTTACGTGCCGCTATCGCTGCATCAAGCTGCTCAATTTGATAAAAACGAATGTCATCCATTATGTTTAATGAAGCGTACTCTGATTTCATGTTTCGATTAATCATGTCCCAAAGCCTATCTCTGTGTTTTTGTAGCGCGTCAACTACAACGTCAAAATCATCCATTGTTCTTCTCCCTTAATTTGGCTTCGATGGCTCGGGTATATCTCCAACTTCAAAATGTTCAGCAATAAATTTTCTAACCGTAATTGCACCCGATGCCTCAACATCACAACCATGAGTCACA